TTGGGTTGTGTTTTTGTATCCGTCTTAGTCTTCGGCGCTCTAATTCTTCCTGTATTTCTTTTAATTCTTCGCCACCTCCATATATTCTCGCCTCTCTTTTAACTTTATACAAGTTAATTAACTCTTCTTCTGTCATTTTACCGTAAAGAATGTGTACTTTTTTTGCAGTCATAGTCTTAAAAACTTTGAAGGGAGGATAATAACCCACAATCATCGCTCCCTTCTCTTCATATACCAGGATTCCAAAGCTGTAGGAGACAACTGAAGCTTAAAACTTAGCCAAATTAGGAAATAACTAAGTGGATTCGACTGGTAGGAATAATATAAACGACTAATTGACAATATGCAAGTGATTGTTTATGATCCACTTTATGAGGCCCGAAGAGTTTTTGTATCAACCCATGGTTCTTTTAGACAATCGAGTGATGGAATATCAGTTCTGTATGCAAAACATTCAGAATCCTAAAGGACATTATATGGAGTTCGGTGTGTTTGAAGGTAAGTCTATAAATTATCTAGCTAGTCTAAATAAGAAAGTAACCTTTCATGGTTTCGATAGCTTTGAAGGATTACCTGAACAATGGTTCATGGGTCATAAAGTTATTGAGAAAGGACACTTTGCGGTAAGTGAACTACCAAAAGTTGTACCCAATGTTGTCTTACATGAAGGATGGTTTGAAGATACTATACCGGTTTGGAAAAAAGACCACAAAGAACATATATCATTTATCAATATCGATTGCGATTTATATAAGTCTACTCAAACAATTCTAACATTACTTAATGATCAGATTGTTAGTGGTACCTTATTGCGCTTTGATGATCTTCTTCCCTCCCACATATCCCCATATCCAAAGTGGGAGGAGGGAGAATGGAAAGCTTTAAGTGAATGGTGTGTAAAGTTTAAACGTAAAGTTATACCTATGGCTCGTTCTTGGAAACAAGGATGTATTATGAAAGTTGATTAATGCTGAAGTGGGATGGGTTTGATAATGCAATAATTGGTGTCGGAGAACGAAACAACACCGACTCAATGATTGTATATGATTACGATAAGATGGTAAAGGTTCTGGTTACGAGAGATGACATGTCCTACGAAGAAGCTGAAGAGTATATTGACTTTAATATTGTTGGTGCCTGGATTGGGGATACAACACCGATAATAGTAACGAAGAAAAACATAGAAGAAATAGAAGAGGAGTACTAAATGGTAGAACGTATTATGGACCCTAATAATATTAGAGCTGATCATCTTGAACGATATAACTTTGCCGTCAAGAGATTAAAGGATCTCAAACCTGAAAACATTTTAGATATTGGTTGTGGTATCGGGTATGGTTCTGTGATTATGCATAACTTATTATGCGCCTCGATTGACTGTATTGATAAATCAGTAGAAGCGCATGACGTATTTGAAGAAGCTTTTAGTCGTGATGTCGGTAAGGTTAACTACATTGTCACCGATATTACTAAGCTGGAACCACGCACGTTAAGACCCGCCTATGATGCTGTCGTATCGTTTGAGTTTATTGAACACATACCACCAGAGTTGTCACAAGATGTATTTGACTTGGCTGCGGATAAGTCCGATATATTTATAGTCTCGTCTCCGAACGAATGTGTACGACCCCACCAACTACCACCAATCAATGAGTTTCATTATAAGCATTACACTCCAGCTGAGTTTGAGGCTATGGGTAAACAAGCAGGATTTACAGATGTAGAATTCTTTTGCCAGACTAGTGGTAAACACTACACGGTCAGACCCGGCCTAGAGCAAGGTAAGTTTATGATCGGTGTCTTTACAAAATCTAAAGTTTTAGGTGGAGGTATGGGTACCCTAGATTTACAAGTAAGGGGCCATATTTAAAAATCTGCTCATTTTGTCTATGGTAGATATAATATATATAGATGTTGTGACGGCGGGTTTTTCTTGGTGGGGGTCTCTTATATAAGGGGGGCGGTTAGCCCCACCGATTATTAACCCCGAACGATAGTGAGGGAAAAAAAATTGTAAAGAAAAAAATGCCTAGAGAAATTCTTTTAAAAATCTCTCTAGGCAAATTATTTATCTAGTCAACGTCAAGCTTCTTAATCTTAACTTGTCCAGATACTGGGCATATATATCCGTCCCAGAATTTAGTGTTTTTCCAGTCTTCCTGAGTCTGTAAATATAACAGGTCAGAAAGTTTTGGGTCTATAAGATTTTTCAATGTTGTCATTATAGCCCGCCTTTTAGAGCTTTTTTAATCTCCGCTCTAATTAATTTAGAAAGCTCCGGGTCACCAGAATTATTAGTTTGCGGTGAAGTTGCTTTACTTTCTACAGGTTTCTTTATCATGTCATACGTGACTTTCCCGTCTAAAGCAAACTGAGTCGCCCAGCGAATAGCCTGCATTAAATCTTTTGACGGATTAAACGGGGCTACCCATTTATCTAAATAAACTTTTCCCAGGGAGCATCTAGGGTCTGCCTCGTTAAATACTTTAGGAAATATTTTATTTTCATCACCAGCTAAATTGACAAAATAAATGTCTTTATCTTTAAGAGGTGGATTGTTTGGGTCATTTTTCAACGGGTTAAAATAGTTAGCCCAGATTGAAACTGAACCAAAAGTTTTAATAGGTTTCATGTTTCCTTCTTTCATTATATGTCGGATTGATTTCCGGCATAATATCATTATACCATATTTCATTTATATTTCAACATTCTTTTAAAACCCGTACTGACTGCGGGTTTCCGCCGATTGTTGATTATGAAAACTCTATATAAACTGTACTAACTTATATGAACCTAATTCTGTTAACTAGTTCCCAATAGTATCATACGCAGAAGAGACGCATCATTTAATTTAGAACTATTCTAAACTAGGTCTGCCCCCTAGATACCCACCCTATATTATACATAGTCTATGACTTTGTTGTATACTTTTGTCAATGATTTCAATAACATGCGTTATGCCTAGAGCCTAGGGAGATTTGTGTTGCCATGTCGGTCGAAGTGTGAGATGATATAATTGGGGGAGGCTACTGAAAATTTCTCAGTATTTTCCCTTTAATATTAATACTTTGCATACTATTCTAGAGGATTTTATTTCCTTCTTTTTTAACTCTAGGATAGTGTGCTTTTAACTAGGAGACATTTATGAACTTAAAAGTAGAACTAACTAAAAATTCAGCTTTTAATAGCGAAGAACATTTCTTTCTTTGTCTTAATGATTTGGTAAACGAATGGGAAGAAACCCTCGGTGCTAAGGAAATGGACGAAGAGGACTCTGGCTTTAATTGTGAAAGATTAAGAGAGTTAAGAACAATGATAGAAAAGGAGATATCATGACTAAATATCTAGTATCTTATAGAATAACTGACGGAGAGTGGCAATATGATGACTTTGATATTGTAACCGATGCTTTATCTTATACCGATAGAGAGTTAATAGCACGTTTTTATTCCTATTCTCTAGACGAAGTTGAAGAGTGGACTGAAGATGAACCCAACAACTACCATTATCGTATAAGAGATTATCAAAAGGTTTGCGTTGATAACATCAAGCCTATAACTGATAAAGAAATTAAAACACTCAAGAAATTTAACATAGCATATTAGAAAGGAGATATCATGGCTAAAGAAATAATCTTTAAATCTAAACTACCTAACGAAATAGATGACAGGGTTGAGAAGATTCAGACTAGACTTGAACAACTTAAACCAGAGTTTGAGGCTATGGCTGATGAACTTGGCGAGATTGGTTGGAATTTAGAAGACAAATATGGCAAAGACTTGTGGCGATGTTCTAATAATAGATTACAAGACAAGAAATCTGAATTTGAACGAAGTTTATGGCTATCTGATTGGCTAAAAAACTTTAGAATTAACCCACAAGACTAGAAAGGAGATAACTAATGCAACGAGTAGCCGTCTATAGAAACTTACGTAAGAACTGTTTGTCTATTCAATCTAGAGAACAAGAGAACTATGGAAAGATTATCGGTTATTGTAAATCGATATTCCTTAAACGTCCTGAGTTTATCGTTAGGGAAAAAAGTAGACTAAGAGTTCTTAAAGAGGGTAGAAAGAATGTCCATGCTTTTGTCGTTGGTAGATGTCCAGACCTAAAGCTATGGAGTTGGCAAGATAGAGATATCACAATGGGTGGTAACCCTACGACTAAGATATTCTATAACCCTTACAAATATTCTACCTTTGTAGATAAGGTTGGCAACCCAGTCTATAAAGCGAGAGCCGTTGTGGTTAATACTAACTATATACAAGCCGATTTAAACTAAGGAGACAATGACGATGTTAACCCATACTATACCAAAACAACTAATATCAACAGGTAATACTAAACTAAACAAGGCGATAGAGTTTGGCTATCTTAACGAGGGTCTTTCCCTATCACCAGGAGATAAGAGTGGCTACGAGATGTGTGCCTATCGTACTGAGGGCTGTTCGAAGTTGTGTCTAGACGTTCAAGGACGAGGAGTAATGACAAGTGTTCAGAAGTCTAGGCATAATAAAACTATGTACTTTATGAACGATAAAGTAAAGTTCATGGAACAACTCAGCGATGAACTGTTGTCAAGGCTACTCTATGCTAAACGAAAAGGTCTACGATATGCATTCAGACCGAATGTGTTCTCAGACCGAGAGGAGTTCTGGAGGTCTGGAATCATGGATGACCACCCACAAATCCAGTTCACAGATTACACTAAGAACCCTTATCGTATGGACAAGTTTCTCAAGTCGCTGCTACCTAGGAACTATTACTTAACGTTCTCAAGGTCAGAGACCAACGATCCAGAGTGTGAAGATATACTTAGCCGAGGAGGTAATGTGGCTGTGGTATTCAAACATTTTCTACCAGAGTATTGGTTTGGTTATCCAGTTATTGACGGGGATGTCCACGACTTGAGATTCCTAGACCCACAAGGTGTTGTTGTTGGTTTGTTAGCTAAAGGTACATCTAAAAAATCAAACAATGCTTTTATTGTTAACCCACTAGATAAGGAGTAAATCTATGATGACAATTAAAAACCCTACCTCTATAAAAAATACTTTAGAGAGGTTAGAAACTATGATGAAAGAGATGAACATATCAATCAGCGAAATTGAAGATAGGATAAGTGACCTTGAAACTCAAGTAGTATCTGACATTGATGGCATGTTAGATAATATTAGAAGTGATATTGGAAACGATATTCAATCTGCCGTATCTGAAATCAACTCGAACATCGACCAACTGAAAGACTAATTGACTTTCACTAGATTAATTATTATTATAGTTAGTCTAGTGGGGTAGTGTTTTTTTCATGTTTCCTACACACTATCCCACTAGCCTAACTATTAAGTTGGCATAGTTAGGTGACTTAACCCAAGCCAACACAAGGAGACGACTATGACTCAGAAACAAAAAGAAATGTTCAGAGAACAAGAACTTGCCGAGATAGGTAAAGCTATCTCTGAGGGAGGTAATGGAGACTGTTTGCATGAGATAATGCACAATGTTCTCAAGGACAGAACTCTATCTTTCGTGACAGAAGAGGAGGTCGAAGAAATGATACGACAAGACCTTGAAGAACAGCGCTTAGACCATGGAGATTGGGGGACAGAAAATGGGATTTATTAAAATGTTATTATCTTATGTTGCATTTTCTCTAGCCCTCTTGTGGCTTTGTATATTAATCGTTAGCTAAGGAGACACTATGCCAATTAGAAAATGGGATAACCTACATGTTGTAACCCACAACGATATGCATATCATATCAGTAGGCTCTAGTTTCTTGGGTAAAATTATCGAACCATACGAGAACTTAGTTCGTATGTTAGGTACACCAAGAGATGACAATACTAAGTGGGTCAGTTGGAGTTTACAATTCAACTCTGACCCTATATCTGTTGTGACTATTACATCATTAGACAAGAACAAGTCCGATGTATTTGACATGACCAACTGGTCTATTAATGGTCACGATATACTTTATTACGACAAACTAAACGTTAAACTTCATCAATTTAGAAAGGAGGCAGTATGACCATTGAAGAACAACTAAACCAAAAGCAAGCCGAGGTTCATTTCTTACAGATGAGACTAAAGAATCAAGTTAGTCTGGTCAATAAAATTAAGGAATGGTTAAAAGATGAAGTCGAAGATAACCTTGAAGTTTTTGAGGCTTATAACAACAATAAAGAGTTTACATCTGATGGAACTGACGAGATAATTGTCGGACGTTTAGAGTGTGCCGAAGGATTGTTAAACTATATTAACGAAAAAGAAAAGGAGATGAGTGATGCCTAAACAATATAAAATATATAAAAGAACCCTCCACGAGGATCGAGGAATCTATATAAGCTTTGGCACCGAAGAAGATGTCAAGGATTGGAAAGAAGAGGAACAGGAGTGGATTGAGCAAGACCTAGGTGTTGGTGATGATACCATTGAGGAGTTAGAAATAACATCCTCTGATCCAAACATTACTAAAATATTAGGTGTTATTAATGAACACATAAGGGAGGCTTATGATGAATGAAAAAGAATTTATCAAATGGCTAGATAAAAATGCACCCGTTGATTACGAAGAGGTACAACACTTTAGTGATGAAGCAGGTGCATCAATATGGATTAGATTTGATTTAGATAAGGAGGAAGATGATGAGTAAACCTCTAATAAAATCTGAAGACTATGTAGCTTTGTACTGTGAGTTAGCCACACTTATGTTTGATAAACATATAGATGATGTTTATAATGATTCACCTTATGAAATAGATGAAGACAATGGTAACTGGATAACTAAAGAAAAGTACGAAGACATATGGTGTGAAACTGTAGATAAAGTATGTGAGATACTTGATTTTCATTTAGAAAGAAAGGATTGAGTAATGAAAATATGGGATGATTATGATGACTGTATTATAGGTGTAGGTACACGCAGTGGTATGATGGATGTATTTATCTATGATAAGCACAGAATGATAACCAAACTGGTTAAAAGGGACGATATGTCTTATGATGAAGCTAGAGAATTTATAGACTTCAACATTGAAGGTGCATACATAGGTGAAGACACACCAATACTTGTCAATCTTTTGACACCTGAAGAGATACAAGACTACATAGAAACTAACTATGGAGAAGTAAGACACGACACGAACGCTATGGAGTTAGCACTACAAGTAACGGCAGATGAATTTGAAGTAGATACAAAAGAACTATTTCATCTAGTAATAGAGAATGTTCCTATGGAATATACACATTCATACGGATTTCATACTGCATATGGTAGAGAACTAATTAATACATTTCAAAATGAATACTATGAGAACTTATAATGATATAGAAATTAGAAACTATTCTTGGGATTACGGAGGAATTAACGAGATATTAATTTA